TTTCTTAAATTTTGTAATTTTTCGAATTTTTTAAGGTATTTTTGTAAAAAAATATTTAATTTTTGTTAGTTTTTGTTTTTGAAGCTTTGCTTCTAATATCTAATATTATGCTAAAGAATTCTCTAACGCTTTGCGGGGGGAGTGGATGTAAGGAGTGAGTACTCGTAAGAGGACGAATGACTGGAATCCCTGGGGGCGGGGCCCCCCTTCTCGCGCGCGCGCCCCGGCGCGCGCCTTATTATATAAATTTTATTTCAGTGGGGGTTTTGGGTTTCTTTTTTTTGTAATTATATTTAGGACTTTTTGAAAATAGCATGAAAACACAGATTACAGCAGGGGAGAGGTTTAGTCCTCTACCCTGCCTATGCTGCGCAGCTTACAGTCATTGCTGTGAGGCATGCTGCCTGTGGAGGCACCTGTGCCTGTAGAGGTAGTATTCGCTTCTACTGGGATTGAAAGTAATTTCAATCACTCCCTTGTGATTTAAATTTATTTCAATCACTCTGCTGGGATTGAAAAATCTTTCAATCACTCATTACCGTATTGAGACAGTCTCTGTATCTGAGACCACAGTCCTCTATCCCTTTTGTAAACCAATTTCCCAAGAAAGGAAAATTAACATGGAACGTACAGCTAAGAAATTACACATCTACTGCCTAGGTGGTGCTGGTAGCAATCTAGGACAACAGCTAGAAGAATTCAGCAAATCAGAACCAGGCTTTGCTGATAGCCAAATCACTTACGTGGATACTAGCTTGTCTAACAGCAATCCGTCAATGACAGAAGCTAATACCTACCTACTCAAAGACCTAGACGGTAGCGGTAAAGTACGTGCTGAGAATGCTGAAGCTATCAGCAAATCAGCTCTTGACATCATCAACCGCTTCAAGCCTGGTGACTACAATCTCTTGGTTAGCTCAGCTAGTGGCGGTAGTGGTAGTACACTCTCACCTGTACTAGCTCGTCACTTACTGCAGAAAGGTCTGCCTGTAGTAGTACTGCTGATTGGTAGTGCTTACACTCACATCGAAGCGCAAAACAGCTTGAATACCCTCAAGTCTTTCGAAGGTGTCTCTAGCGTGACTGGTGCTCCTGTAGTGCTCTACTACGTGGAAAATAAACAAGACCAGCCTCGCACTGTAGTCAACAAGCAAATCGTGCACATGGTCAATGATCTGAAAGTACTCTTCTCAGGACAAAACCGTGAGCTAGACAGCAAAGACCTCGAAAATTGGCTACGCTACGAGAAAGCTACTAGCGTACCTCCTAAACTCGTAGCTTTGTCTATCTGCGAAGGTAGTAGTGCTTTACCTGAAGGTTTGGGTAACGTAATCAGCGTAGCTGCTATCACCGCTACGGAAGAAGAAGCTGACTTTGGTACTTACACCGAGTACCGCTGCACTGGTATCATTCCTGACCAGCTCAAGAAAAGCTTGGAAAACAAAGGACAGCTCTACTTCGTGATTAGTGACGGTCCTGTAGTACAGTACTACAAACGACTCAAAGCTGTCTGTGATGAAATGGAAGACCGTCGTGCTAGCCGCATCATGGAGAATCGCATCTTGGATAAAGACGACTCCATGACTGCAGACGGCTTAGTCCTGTAAGACAAATTTACTGAGCGCAGCATATTCCCCAGGAGAGCCCATAAAACCCTCCTCGGGCATGTCTGCACTCACTTCTCCTCCTTTCTTCTCCTTCTCTTTTAGCTACTCTTTCACAAATGGCTCTAGGAGCCTATCAGATTGCATCCTACCCCTTCCTGGTACGGTAGTACCGCCCCTACCCTGTATAGTGCCTTAAAACGCTTCCTAGCGCCAGCAATCGCTATTTCCAACACAGATACTCACCTACCCAACCCACCTGGCGCCAAAACCCTTAATGTGCTGTCTGCGACGCTATCACTCTTTTTTCATCTCTCTGATGAAAATATTTTCATTTCTGTTTCTAATTTCAAAAACAGGAAATTCCTATTTCTTTTCACTAGATGCTTCTGTTGCCTTCTTGGCAACTTGTGTAAGCATCTAGTGAAAATACTTCTCTAACATTGAGCAAACTCTTTCATGCCTACTAGAGCTAGGGCTGGCTCTCCAAAGCCAGCTAGCTCCCTCACTTTCGCTTTCTAGTTAGTTTGCTCAATTTCTGTCTCTTAATCATTTCTCAAAATTCTAAATATCTTTATCCTAAACTCTTTCTCTAAAACTTTTTCTTTATCTAGAATTTTTCGAAATATATTTCCTTAACTCAAATTTCTCAAAATTACAATTTTCTTATTTCTTCAAAATCTCTTTTTCTTAAATTTTCAATCTTTGTAATTTTTCGAAATTTCTTTAAGATTTTGGTTCGGAAATTTTGTTTTATAATTGCTTAATAAGATTAGTCGAAAATTTATTTCCGAACCTATATATATTAATCTTCTGAGGAGGAAATATTTTAGTCTTATACGCCAGTATAAGAGTAAAAGATTTACGACGAAGACAATCGGAGTATTCGAGCGTAAATCTGAGTACGGAGTCGAAGATTTATACCAGCGAGAATACGTAGCTGGGGGTGTGAGTATGGAATGTAGACGCAGTCGGAATGGAATACTCTAGGGGGCGGAGCCCCCTATCTTTCGCGCGCGCGCGGGCGCGCACCCGCCCGCGCGCACTACTATAATAATTTTGGTTTGAGAGGTTTGTGACTACAAACCCAGTCTGAGACAGGACTGGTGAGAAATAACTTGTTTGAAAAACCACCAAAATTAGCACTACAGGCGCTGCTTTTGGGCGGCGTCTGGCTGTATGCCGTACTCGTACAAGCCTCGTACGGCGCTACAGGACAAATCTTGTCCTGTACTGCTGCTATTTTGACTAGTACTAACCTAACTGGTCTAGTACCTAGACTGCAAATAGCGTTTAAAGGCTCTCAGAAGCTCTCAGATTGCGTTTGAGGGTGTGGTCGGTACTACGACCCATCCCGACTCTCAATAGCCCCTTAGAGACGCTCCTAGAGCCTGTAATCGACATGTCGATTTTTGACAGTCTGTAAACGCGTACCGCTCCAGTATTTGTTGTAGTGATTTTTATTACCCAAACTGAAAGAAAGAAACAAACATGAAAACCCTAGAACACTTTGACCCTGACAAGGTAAGAGAAGCTGACTTACGACTGCATGAAGGACAGTCTGTCAGCATTGACCTGACTGATGAATTGACTGAGCTCACTGACATCATGGCTGAGCTCAAGGATGATGAGAATTTTAATTTCACTCTACCACCTAGCTTGTACCGTGTAGGTGAGTCTGAAGCTTCGTATCTAGTAGATGATGTATTCCAGATGGTAGGTAATATCCGTCATGCGGTAGAGCCTGGTAAACGAGTACTAGGTGACTTGTACAACAATAACGGTAATTTCTTACTACCAGCTGCTAAAGCACGCTCACTAGTACCACAGCCTGTAATTCACACTGGCATCTACCGCATGGTAATTGACTACGTCAAAGACAGCATGGCTACTTACCTACGACATCGTGAAGGTAGTTTGGTTTATTCGACTGACATCCTCAAGCATGTGCTATCGCTGAAGGCTTTGTTGGAACTGGAAGATTCGAACTGTGAAGAGAACGAAGTAGTCTGGGAAGCTACTAATGAGATTTTTGATGTCTTTGACAGACGCTTGACAGGATTAGCACAGCGTGTAGCGCAATGCAATGAGAATCGCTATTTTGCTGTTAGCCTGAAAGGTCATGTCTTGACGATTACAGCTGAAGAGGATTATCGCGTAGTAGAGTGGCGAGTGATTAAACATCAGGAGATGGATTTATCAGCTATTAGCGAGTTAGATGAGGATGCTGGTTTAGAGGAAGATGATGACTACTTACGCATGGGTAGTTGGTGAAAAGGGTTTGAGTCATGTTGACTGAACCCATCACTTTCGTCATGGATGTTGCTAGTCTGAAAGCTAGCTTTGCTGAGTATTTGTCGCTAGACGAGGATGATGGTAATTTGCACGAGCTACTGGACGCTTGTATCTGGATGCTGGACTCTAGCAACTACAAGCTACAGTACGCTCGTCTACAACACCTACTCTTTCACTTACACCCCAGCGCAGCTGTGTCTACTTTGACGGTAGACACAGCTATCGCTGACCTCTATCGCATGACGAATAATTATTTTTTTCAATTTGACTTGAGCTATAGACCACCTGTAGAGTGCTTAAGGACTATTAGCTTACTGGAAGACAGTGAGTCAGCAGTAGTCTGCTATTACTCAGGAGGAGAATGATGACACAGTCACCTGTAGTGCGAATAGAGCTAGCTAGTCTATTTGCTGAATTCAAACATGAAGAGTCAGATAGCTTCTCGCATGTCTTACCAGTACAACAGTTAGTCACTGACCTTTTCACTGAGAATGAGTATTCACTCTTTCAGCGCTACAGTACCTACTTAGAGCAGTATTATCCTACACTCACTGTAGGAGACAGACTGACAGAGCTGTCTTGTTACATCACGTCAGTATTGGATTTTGTAGTATACCAGGTATATCACCTACTAGGTATACCTGAGGAGCATGTACTCTCTAGCGTACGTCTAGTAGGGCTAGCTAATACAGCACTCTATCTGAGATTGGAAGCAAGATGAAACGTTTGATTGTAGACTTGTCTGCTCTAACTAGAGTATTAGAGCAAGCTGAGTGTAAAGATATACCGACTGTAATCAGTAGCTATGCAGAGTGCGTGTTTAAGACTCTAGACACGCCACTAGTACCCCGTACTCTACGTATGACTGTCTCGACCTACCGTGTCAATTATCACGCTGACCGTAGTCTACTAGAGCAGTACGTACCTAATGCTGAAATATGCTACGGGGTACATCAGCACCTGTGTCAGCTGATAGTGTCGGAATTACTGAGTACCATTTTCAAACTGGGACTACAGAGCCCAGAGCCGATTTACGACGAGGATAAAAAACAGACTCGGTATTTTCAGTACGAGATTGAATCAGTATCAGGCACAGGTACTTTGATTGTTTTGGTAGCTGATGCTGCTGGCACAGCTAATCCAGAGGAGACCGATACCGAGGTACCAGTATATGCAACACCAACAACTAAACTATCCTGAGTCTATTGTCTTAGACTTGACCAAAGAGTATGCCTACATGCGTAAGCTAGAAGCTGACCCTGTAGAGCATGCTCGTGTAATTCTCTCAGAGATTCTGATTACGCTACGCACTATCAGTGAGTCTGAAACAGACATTACGCTCAAAGAGCTAGTAGAGGCTAACAAAGAGAGCTTAGTCTCTCTGTATTACCTAGACGACAATCCATTTCAAGCTATGGCTTGTCATGTAGCCAGCCACGTCATGAGCGCTATGTTTAACCTAGGTCTGATTGATACTACGGCAGGTGCCGTGTTTCCGTATCAGATTGCTAGTGTGACTAGCAAAGGCTTAGTGACACTAGAGTTAAACGAGGAGTTTTTGAATGCCTGATATTAAATTCGAACGCAAGAAGACTTATTCGTTTAAGATTTATCCTAGTGTAGTACTAGGTAATGATTTTACCAATGTGGTAGTAGAAGATATTCTTAGCCGTGCTACAGCTGAGGCATTTGAGAAAGTGACTACACTACACGCATTAGTTTATCCGTACTTGCCTGCAGGTACACCTGACGACCCTGATAGCTATGATTATCTCAAGATACGTCATCCGTCTGGTGTTACCCGCATCATTGCTGTACAGTGGATACAGATGGATACGGTAGAAGAAATCAGAGCTACTAATTGTTATGTCAAGCTAGAGAATTTTACTCCTAGCAAACTATCGTTATTGCGGGAAGCTTTGACTGCTAATGGGTTTAGTAATTTCAGTATTGAATTACATGACTAGTTAGTATTATGCACAGTGAGTAATGTTTATCAGTACGAGCTATGCGGAGATTAATCAATCTCTGCTTCATTGGGTAAGTCTAGAGACTCTTACGAGCATTTAGATTAAGCCTTTCATGCCTAAAGTGGTGAATGTATCCTCGATTAATTAGGGTGTTAATCTTGGATGAGTAGCGCTGTGGGAGGCGCAGCTGGTAGCGGATAGAGAGATGCGTTTTTACGCATCAGGCGTTGGCGAGGCGTCAGTCTACCAGCCCTTTGTGGGAAGGTATAAGTACCAGGAGGGTCTTCGGACTCTCCTGGGCTTATGCCGTAAACAGTAGTTTCAGACCATTATGTTCATTATTTTTTCATCTAGTATCACCTAAGTAAATAACATGAATAAAGTTTAAAATAGGAGTAAAAATAAAATGCTTAGTCACAATCCATTCTTTCTAGATGATATAAGCCAATACAAACGAAGACTAGATTTCTTTGGCGATTATGTCAGAGACACAGCTACGTATATCAGTCGCATGACTGGTGATGAATACGAGACTGTAGAGCAGCATATACGCTCTGAGATGAGACCAGGTGGTCAGTTTGAGGTAAAAGATCCTAGGATGCTGATACTGCGTCAGGATGTCCATGGTGACCGACAAAAGGCTGTTACTACTCTAGGTACTTTCCTAGCTGATGCTATTGAGAATAATGACTTGATAGCACCAAACTTTAATACGTTCTATCAGCCTACAGTAAAGAAATCCTTTCAACCAGCTTTCATGAATTCCAACATTCAGAAACGTTCTAAAGATAAGAAGCTAGCTAAGTCTTATCAGATGGCTGGTAATGTTACATTGCATGTAATTCATGATAAGAAACAGACTAACCGTAAGCTGACTAATAATGCAGTATCAGGTACTTACACCATTGGTAGTACACCGCTAGTGAACCCTACAGCACATGCTGTATTGACTACGACTTGTCGTACTACTAGTGGTTATGCTAATGCTAATAATGAGAAACTGATAGCAGGTAATCGTCATTACTGGAATCCTGATATTGTAATTAACAACATCATTTCCATTATCAACCACACGGATTATACAGCACTCAATGCTGTATTGATTAAGTATTCTCTAGTCTGTCCTACAGTAGAGCAGACTATGGCATGTATTAGAAAAGGTGCTTGGAATTACTGGCGTGATGAGAATAGCTACAATGAGATACAAGAGCTAGTAGAGAAGTTATTACCAATAGAGCGTGCAGCATTTGTGTATACAGGTGACTTGTATCACATTCGTGTATGTAATCCTGAATTCATGCGTGAGTTTATTGGTGAACTGATTGAACCTCATCTAGGTGAGAATCTAGAGAATGCTACTAAAGAGTATCAGGCTATACATCCTGACTTCTTTGTAACAGCAGAACAAGTATTTGAATCAGAGATACGTGGTATTGATTTTAGTAAGATTAAAGACGATACGGATGCTAATTTGAGAAAGGTAGTAGCTACTGCTTTACACATTGAAGAAGTAATAGACAAGTATAGAGATTTCATTTCTGTATTCTTCACTACTACTAATGTACCAGCTAGCCTAGCTTATTTTCCTGAGTCAGTACGCTGTGTAGCTATTACTAGTGATACAGACTCTACTATCTTTACTACTCAAGAATGGGCTTACTGGTACGGTAATTATAATTACAATTATCCTCAGGCTGACGCGGTAGGTGGCGTAATCTGCATGTTTGCTACGCAGACTATTACTCACATCCTAGCTCTGATGTCAGCTAACTTCGGTATACAGGCTGAAGACTTGAAGATTATTGCCATGAAGAATGAGTTTAAGTTTCATCCTTTTATTCCTACTGATGCTAATAAGCATTACATGGCAATGATGGCTATACGTGAGGGTAATGTGTTTAAACATCCTGAAGTAGAGATTAAGGGTGTGCACATGAAAAATGCTAATGCACCAGCAGAGATTAATCGAGCTACACACGACGCTATGGTAGAGCTCATGGATAAAATTAAGCATGGTAAGAAACTAGAGCTTACTAGCTTATTAAAAGAAGTAGCTGACACAGAGCGTACTATTGTAGCTTCTATTAAGTCAGGTTCACCTACGTATTGTCGTTACTCTAAAGTAAAAGAGCTAGCTACTTATCGACTAGGTGCTCTTAAGTCACCTTATCAGTATCATCTATTCTGGAATGAGGTATTTGGACCTAAGTACGGTACAGTAGCCGAACCGCCTTACCTAATGGTAAAACTCAAGTCTGAGAATCTGAATTCAATTAACAAGATTAATGATTGGTTAGATACATTAGAAGACCAAGCTCTAGCTGAGAGATGTAGAGCTTATTTGAAGAAAACAGGTAAGAAAGCGTTGTCTACGTTTTACATACCTGAAGAGATAGTGAAGTCCTCTGGTATACCTGATGCGGTATTAGATGCAGCTGACTGGCGTGGTATCGTGAAAAACATCAATAAGACGTATTACATGATACTCTCTAGCCTAGGCTTTTACATAGAGGACGATAAAGTAGCTAGACTAGCAATGGATTATTACTAACGTAATACTCTAGGGACTACTATTAGCATAGTAGTCGTGGGATTATTACTAATGCGGCATACGCCTAGGGTAGAGGGTAAAACCTCTACCCTAGGCTATGTCCGTACACATTACTTTAAATCTAAATATCTAACAAATAAGACACTGCTCCTATTTCTTCAAACAACTCATCTCTAAAAGCACTAGGTAATTGTGTCACTATCTGATTGTTCTGTTTTACACGAGTAAAATATCTTTTCAGTATATTCACTTCTTTGGTATTACTGCTATTACCATTCTTTTCATTTAACCACAATAGCCAAATCAATAAAGGTAGTCTACTACTTATCAATACCCACATGACTTGTCTAGTCTTAGCTATATCAGGTAATTGACTGTACTCCTCTAGGTTATCTTTAGTCACTAGTCCTATACTCCTTAGAGCACCCGTAAAGCTAGTCTTAGACTGTTGCAAGTATTCTAGAGCTAAACCTAACGTACGGTCTAGTCTCTTAGTCCAATCAATTACGTGGAAAGGGTGTCTGGCATATTGTTCACCAAATGGCATACCGATACTAGCACAGTACAGTCTATTAAATACAATACCATCCAGTATACTAGGTAGCATATTAGGCAATACAAACATGTGTATAAACTGCATTACTGACTTCTCTTGATAATCAGGCACACTCTTAGCTAGCTTAGCTTCATTATCACGAAATGCTTTATACTGCACAGCTAGCTTCTGTAGGTTAATACTCAATACAGCTATACCTCTGTCACTACTGTTATTTCTACCATTAGGTAAAGACAGTTGTAATGTAGTAACAGGATGTCTAATCACCTCTATGGCTGTTATATCTCTCCAATTACCATACACCTCTTTTTCATCAAACAAGCTATCATCTACTAATATCAATTCAGTACTACCAAAAAAGAAATTATCGTAATGTACTTTACCACGATATACACTACTAGTAAAACCAAATACACGAGTCAAGTCATTACATCTTACATCTAGATTCAACATGTATCTTTCTAAGCTGATATGTGTGGGTATGTTGATATTACCTAGTAGTTGTACTAAGAGATGGTCACTAGCTACTGCGTATACATGCTGCTTGTAATATTGCATTACTTTCTCTAGTTCTAGTTTCAAACCGGTCTTTACATTTAACCAATCATTAGACAGACGAGTAGTGATTCCAAAATCATTCTTTAATTCAAACAAGCTAAACATGTTTTTCTATCCTCAATATACATTAATCATATCGTAATCCTAGTCCCAGACTACGTTCTATCTAGTATCAGAATACTGCACTACCCTTATTGTATAGCAGATACTGCTGACAACCTCTAGCTTCGGCTAGAGGTATTAGGAGTATGTTGCGTATACTAGTTTCTACACATCAGTATTCCAACTTTTTACAATCCCTTATTATCTACTTGGTGTGCTAGTAATAGTATCATCGTTCGTAAATGGATTAGTGTTAAGAGGCCTCTTACTCTAGTCTTATTCATTAACCTAACTTTAAGGAATAAAGAAATGGCCATTTCAACAAACAACGGCGTAAATCAGCCAAACCTTTCTAATACCACTACTGTGGGTCAAACAGCACCTTTGGGTGCAGGCGGTGCTCCTGGCATTCAGCAACACTCTGATGGTACATTCTCTTGGTTGAACCTGGGTGCCGTATCTGACTTCACCTTGGATACCAATCCTTCATCTGAGATTGTAACTGCTATTCGTGAAGCGTTCGAAGGCTTCTCTGCTACACCACCTAAAGGCTGGGAAATCGAGACATTCGTACTCGACAACAACAACTACCAAGACCTTTGCTACTCCGTAGTAGTATTAGCGGCTCGCATCACAGCTCTGCAAGAAGCCCCTGTGGCTTACCACTTCTACTTGGTAGAAGCCACAGGTACTCCTCTGGAGATTACCACTAAAGTAGTAGACCATGAGAATGTGGAAATCATGCCTTTGGCTTCTGACGCCTACGATGCTGTGGTACGTGACTTGGTATTGCGCGAAATCAAACTGCGTTATCCTAACTCACCAGTACTGGAAACCTCAGCTGAAGTGATTCCAGCTTCATTCGATGTGAAGTCTAAAAACCACCTCTGGGCTATCTACTGCTCAGGTACTGCAGCTATCCGCCAAATTGTAGACTTCCGCTACAATGCTAAACGCCTCAACATCGCAGCAGCTCGTAAAGATGCTTACTTGGCTGTAGTAGCACGTCGCAACTTTGACCGTGTAACAGGTGTAGATGGTTTGCCTGTACGTGCTGATATCCTGGTAGACTTGGTAGCACGTAGCCGCAAGAAAGATGATACACAGTCTCTTAACCGCTCTGTATCATCACCCATGTCTCGCGCTTGTGGTTACATCGATTTTGCTTGGGCTAAAGAACCTGGTCAGCCTATGCCGGCTACTACTTACCAAAACATCAATGGTCAATTGGTAGCCGTACAAACACAACCTCCTGTACCCAAAATGTACGTACCTGTGTTTGTATTGACTAGTGTACAAAGCTACAACCTGCAATCCATGGAAGCTCAGCTGATGGGCCTCTTGGGTCCCGCCCTCTTGTTGGAAAACAACAACTGGACTTTCGGTAACTACCCACGTAAGGGCGTAGCTAAAGGCAAACAAAAACGCCAGCTCAACGATATCTCAGCTATCGGTTTTGATATCTCGGCCGAGACTAATCCTAATGAGAAACCAGAGCGTACCAAAGACATCGACAAAGAAACCTACACCATGGGTGTACACAAAGCATGGATGGAAACGGTTTGTAAAGGTCCTGTAATGGCGATGGACGTACCTGAATGTGGTAGTGCTACTTGGCAGTACTCTGTACTCGTAGCAGCAGCTAACGGTAACCAAGCAGCTATTCAGCAAATCAAAGATGCCGCCGACAATCTGCTCAACGGTCACTTCAGCAAATACTTCAAAGAAGGCTCTAAAATCGTAGAAGACTGGGGTGGTCGCATCCATGCCGGGTACTACCTTGACGAAGACCGTGAGAAAGCCGACATCCGTGACGTAGACTACCTGACCGTGCTCAACATGTTTGGTGACAGCGACATGAACGTAGTACGTGCTTGGTCTGACTCTTACAACAAAATGCAAGTACCTCAATTGATTCGGATGCAAAAACGCAAACAAATAATTGACAATCTTTCACCTACTTATACGCAATACATGCGTCGTGTAGTATTCTCAGGTGAATTCTTGTACGCGTTGAAAGAAGCTGCTAAAGCATGTGGCATGACTATGTCTCCTGAGCTGCCTTACACTGAAGCTACTACTGACGTACGTGCAGTAGCAGGCTTTGCCTCAGCACCATTTGTAATGCAGCCTATGATGACTGGTCTGTATCAGTCTAACAATGCCGGTACAGTCTTCAGCGCTAGTCCTAGCCACTTCACTGGCTATGTGAATGGTGCTACATTCTACCAAGGCTGATAGCCCAGGTTAAGTTAGTTAAAGTAGTATAAACGCAGCATATTCCCCACCGGGGGGGTTTTTTGTTTCCCACCGGGTTTGTTCGCCTTCTCCTCTGCCCTCTCGG